TTAAACCAAACGATAGGTTCATACGAAAATCTTTTAATTTTGTAGATTATGACGGGATTAGACGGTCTGGAAATATTTCTGTTTTTAATAGTAGATATGAACTCACCGACAAAAATGAAGTAGTAGTATCTCCAACACACGAACTCCGTGAACTAGGTGAAGATTCTGGATCATTTTTGATTGGGATATCCATAAAAACCGAATTGGTTGGTTCACATGAATCGTCTGCCAAATTAGTAATACAGGACATATCTCCAAGTCGAACTGAGTTGAGAATTGCCCCATCTTCATTTAAAACTACATTACGACCAGCAGAAGTTGCTCTTAATAATGAATACTATAACTTCTTTGATAAGAGAATACCAATTTCTCACATATATCATGAGATAGAAACATTTGTCAAAAATGTCAGAGTAACAAACCAAGTAGTTAAGTTGCGTGGAGATAACTTTTTAACGGATGACTATAACGAACGACTATTAAACTTAGTTGATTTTTTTAATTTTAATTCGTTTGAAGATTTTGGCCAAGAATGTCAGGAAATGTATGATGAGATTCGTGATCTTTATGGTAACTTATTTCTTTACAAATATAACGATATTTTTTCAAAAGAAAATTTTTACGAGGAATATGTGAAGTGCGTTTCTTATGTTATAGAAAAATCTTCTAGGTTTTTAAACCACTCAACTGATGAGTATGAAACTCACAAAAAATTATACGAAGATACACTGCTTTCTTTGTTTGATGAAGAACCTGTATCTGAGATATATAACGCACGTTTTAATTCGTATCTATCTAATATAATGATGCTAGACGATGGTACATCTATACCAGTTGTATCGACCAGTCGTGGTGTAGATAATATCAACGACAACAGATTACATAGGCCTTTAATTTTTAAATTGCAACAACCACTCCCCACTAAAATTCAAAAAGGGGCTTTGTTTTACATTAATTCTTCAATTTATTCAGACGATGCGATCCAGAGGGTTTTGTTGTATAAGAGTGTCAAACCCAAAACATTTAAGTTAAGAAGCCCTGATTTATCGGGACTCGCTGGTCAGGGTACCAGAACATACTCTTCTGAACAACTGCACAACAATAAGGCAGAGATAGAAAAAAATAGTTTACTTGATCTTAATACTGATGATCCTGGAGTTTTAAAAAAAATAAAAGATGTAGAATCCGAGTGGAGGGATGAAGTATTTGGAACACCCATGCGTGTAACGGAAGAGATATCCAGATATTTTAACAACCAAACAGAGGATCATTATCTTTCGGTAGACTATTCCGACTTTACTAATTTCATAAGATATTCATCGGCACGTAAGAGACTTGATGTGTTTATATTTAAGTTGGCCAAAATTTCAGAAATAGACAGACAACTGGAACAAATCCGCCGGTCTTTTAGAAATAGTGGTCCAGAGTTGTTTAGTAGATTATCATACGACTCTCAAATTACAAAGCTGAACGATGAAAAGTTAGAAATACTAAATGCACTTGACGGATACGAAAGATTTTTATTTTTTGAAGACATCACCGAACTGACAGACGAAGCACAAGAAGTACAGAATGAAATCGATCAGATAGAACTTGATATTGAGAAACTTGGTCCTGAACACGCAGATGTACCTGCACTGCGAAGAAAAAAACGTGAATTAGACTTAAAATTGCTATATACATATGTTTCATGGCCAAGAGAAACTGTTGATTGTGATTATATAGACGATTGGAGTCCCACTACCACGGACTATGGACCCGATGACTATGTGATGTATGAGGGTGGAATTTATATACACAAAGAGAGTGCGTCAGACTCTGAAAATTTGCCACCAAATAATGTTGAATCAAATTGGACACTTCTTTGTAGTTGTGGAGATTGTGTTGGTAAGAAAATTCCACTTAATAGTAAGACTTATACATTTCTATCAAACCGAATCTATTACCGACCAATGCCAATACCAGCATCTATGGAAGAATTCGCAAAAACTCCTGGATATATATGGTATTCGGAGAAGGCGGCAATTGCCGATATTTATGATAAGCATAACGATAACTCTTTGTTTAATAATACACCTGAGTTTTTGACACGTGATATAGAAAACGAAGAATATTTTGACTTTTTATCCTTCATAGGACACCAGTTTGATTTGATTCATTTATATGTTGAGGGGATTGGTAATATTCGTCAACCTCTTAATGATCCTAACAAGGGAATTCCAAACGAAATGGTGTCTCATATGCTTGGGTATTTTGGTGGGAGTTTTGAAGGATATGATGACGGAGAAATAAATTCACTCACAAATCAAGTTAAAACCCAAGAAGAACTTGACTATATAAAGAATTTTAAGAAAAAAAAGCATTTAGTGTGGAGACGAATATTAAACAATTTACCGTACATTTTAAAGACGATAGGTACTGAGAAATCGATCCGAGCTTTGTTTAGGTGTTATGGAGTTCCTGATTATTTATTTAGAATACGTGAATTCGGAGGAATTGAATATAACACAGAAACCAGTGACCGGGTCTTATATACATTTGATAGTTTTGACTATTATATAATTTTTTCAAGAGATAATCAGTATATAAAATTGGATTGGAAAACTGATCTACATGAGTCTCAATCAGTGGAGTTTAAGTTTTCTTTTGACGAAAACCTCGTAGATATAACCAAAGAAGTTGAAATAATAAGCGGATATTCATTTGAGGATTCAAAATCGTTTTGGAAATTTGGTTTTGAACCAAGTTATAATAAACAAGATGCCGGGTGGGGAAAGTTTTATTTTAAAATTGGAGACAGGGTGGTGTATGCCAAAGATGAAACTCACAAGAATATGGTTTATCCATTTTCTCAAAAGAGCTTCAATGTCTTGATACAAGTATCAAACGCGACCCGTTGGACGGAATCGGGCATCCATGTTTACATAAAAAGATATTCGGATGAAGATTTGGTATACAACTCAGGTATGCAACTTGCATTAAGACCCGAAATTTTACAAGATTTTACAAGACCAAGTTCGGTTGTGGTTGGCAATATAACTTCTTCTAATTTCTTTGGTCGGATAGATAGAGTCAGAATATATAATAAATCTATTGAAGAATCTCGTTTTGAGAATCATATAAAATTCAATCAGTCGTATGATGTGGAAAATCCATTTGATCTAGAAGAATCTTTGTTGTTTAAGGCAAACTTTGATTTTCCATATAAATTGAACCAGTTGGAGGATGGGGATGATCTGGAGTCCGAAACCAAGGGTTACATACAGAATACCTCACTTAGAAATGATACAAGTGAGTGGGCGTCTGCATACAATTTCAATAAACTCGAATACCCATATGACTTTGGTGGGCAGAATTCACGCCAGTTTGCAAGACTACCCTCATATGGGGCTCAAGTATTTAATAATAATAAAATAAGAATTGAAACACAGGAACTTGAAAGTCAGTTGTCGGTTTTAAAAAGAAGCACAAAGAAGAGTGGTGATAGACTGACGATTGATACAAATAAATTAGGAGTTTACTTTAGTCCTACCGATTTAGTAAACCACGAAGTTCTTAGATTTTTTGGTGATTTTGAATTGGGTGATTATATAGGAGACCCGAGAGAATTATATAACCAAACCTACGAAGGATTTCGTTCTGTAAGAAATTTGTTTTTTAAGCATGGTTTCGGTAAAGTTGATTTTTCTTATTATCTTTCTATATTGGAATCTTACTTAGACCCTTCGTTGTTTAAGAATATAGAAAAAGTTATTCCGGCCAGAACGCAACTTATAGCTGGATTGGTGGTAGAGCCATCCTTATTGGAACGCAACAAGATAAAAAGAAGACCAATCGACAATGAACTGATCGTATACGATGATGTTAAGATAAAGGCGGGTTTGTCTGACCCTAATATAACAAGTCACGCAAACACCCGAAGTTACTATGATATATCCGACTCGGATGTTACCGGTCACAAAGTAAACTTAAAATACTCTTCAAAAAGAAGCAATACTCACCCGTCT